ATATTCAATCCGACGATGGCGCGGCCAACGCGGCAGTCGCTGAAGCAGCGGAGCGACTAGCGGAACAGCATATGCGCATCGCCCAACTAGAGCGGGAAAACGACGCTCTCCGCGCCGACTTGTTGCTGTGGGAGAATGGAGGGCCGTTGTCGTGAACGACAAACACTGGCAATACTCGCTAGTGATTCCATGCACTCTGTTGTTCGTGGTTTTGATTACGATGTGTTTGATTAAAGGGTTCGATAACGGGACTGATCAAATGCAGCAACAGGCAGTTCTAGCAGGTCATGCCGAATGGGTGGCCGACAAGAACGGGAAACCACAATTCAAATGGAAGGAGTGCAAATGAGCGAACCAATCTACTTTTCAACCAACAGCCACCCGATATCGAATCCAAGCACCCAGATCATGCGGGTTGATCTGGATGGTGGATTCACGGTCAACGAATCCATACCCGCTACTGATGCAGCCAAAGAAGTGCTTCGGATTATGAAGGAGCAATGGTTTGCCGACCCACAGGCCACAAAGATCCGCGAGCTTCAATCCGATGTCACCCAACTCGAAAACCGTCTCCGCGCTCTGTGGGACAAGCTCGAAGGGGAGAGGAAGTACTACGAAGACCGCATCAAGCGGCTGGAGGAGGCGGGGGATGCGCTATCGGAAACCCAGACCTACGATCTAATCCAAAACATAAACTGGCGCAAAGCCAAGGAGGACAAGCTGTGAGTGTCGAAGAACGAATACTGAACATCGCTGAAGCACCGAACTGGTACGACTCCCGCGAACTCCGCGCAATCGCTCTCGAAGTCAGAAAACTGGAGGATCGGATCAAACAGTTGGAGGAGGAACTTGAGCGGACCAAGCAGGATCGGAACGCTATTGCTAAGAACACCCGCGAGCCGCTGCTGTTGCAACTCGATCATGCCAACGAGCGAATTAAGCAGTTGGAGGACCGCATCCACCGCGCATTAACGGCGTTCTTCCGAGACGGCTCAGACGGCCATGTTGCGAGTCAAATGCTTCAGATTCTGGAGGAGGAGAGGGGGAAGAAATGATGCGCGAACAACTACCATACATGAGTGACGAGCAATTCAACAGAGTTGCATTCGTTTACAGAAGCAAAGAGGACGGCATCCGAGTGGTTGGATTGCTGGAGGCGAAAGTCTACGAAAACAATCCAGACTGGGAACACCTCGCAACTCTTGATTCATTCCGATGGATTGAGTGTTTGCTCAAGAACTCATCGAAAGAGCGGACTAAGCAGATCAAGCAGATTGAGAAACCATGAAGCTCTCAGACTTAGATCCATCTCACCAACTCCGTAACACTAAGATATCACAACTGACAATATCACTAGTCTGTCGTCACACTAAATCAAAACGCGATCCTTCTACATGGAAGATCAAGAATAACACATACAACGAACTTAATGATTCATGGCAGAACAACTTCGACTGGATAGTAACAGAGGCAAAGTGAATACATCTTTCGAGATGGATTACAAAACACTAGCAGCACTACAAAAAGAAGCGTCAAAACTCGGTTTCAAATCTTGGGGAGCATATCTACGACACGTTATTGATTTTCACGTTATCACATTTCATCCAGAACTATTCCAAAATGAGCATACTACAAAAACTCGGGTTAACTAAGGAGTCCATCTCAAAGCTGCTTGGGATTCACCAGACGGTCGAGAAACCTAAGCGCAAGCTAAAACCAAAGCTTGGTCGTCCATCCGGTCGCCACATTGACCAATCGGTCGTCGATGCTGTGCGGAAAGCGTCAGACACTTACACGCTGCGAGAACTGTCTCAACGGTACAACGTGTCCGAGTATTGGGTTTGGAGCGTCCGAAATGGTAAATTGCGAGTAAAGTAACCATATCTCACGATTATCAACGCGAGTGTGTCTTGATTAAGCTCTAATTCTATGATTATTGCCAATTGTGAACATCACAAAGAGCCAGCGTCGAGTCATGGCGATTGGTTGCAGTCATGGGAACCGAGCCAATCAAGATGCACTCGCTGCGGTGCTGTTGTTCCGAGAGAAGTTCAAACCGCACGAAGTAATCCATCTAGGGGACGCTTACGATCTTGCCGCATTGCGGTCTGGTTCACTCCGAGACCCGAACGACTCGGATCAAGCCGATGACTATTTAGACGATATCCAAGAGGGAGCAAAGTTCCTGAATGAGTTACGGCCAACTGTATTCACAATGGGAAACCATGATGAACGCGCCAAGAAGTATCTGAATCATCACAACGCTGTTGTAAGAGGATTTGCTGAGGCTGTATGGGAACGAATGATAAAACCAATTGAGAAACACTGTCATACATTTATCAAATACAACGACGCACTGGATCGCTCGTTCTATCGGTTGGGCGGATTTCGATGGGGACACGGTGTTATGTATGGTGAGAACTTCCTGCGTGATTCAGCCGAGACTTTTGGTAACTGCGTTGTGGCTCATGCTCACCGAGCAGGTCAAGCAACTGGTCGAACTCAATCAAATCCGATTGGTTTTTGTGTTGGAACGCTTGCAGATATTCCTGCGATGGATTACGCGAGCAAACGACGATCAACTCTAGCTTGGTCCCACGGGATAGTTTTTGGGGAATACACCGACGACACTGCACAACTCTACCTTCACCAATGGCCACAAAACGAACAGAAATGGACTCTGCCGAGCTTTTGAAGCAACTCCGGTCTGCTATCCAGAAACAAGCCGAAGAGGTTCCAGAAGGCTGGAAGACGGCTGCTCAATGGTCAGATGAATGGGGTGTCACTCCAAACGCTGCCGGTCAAGTTCTCGGTAGATCCGTTAAGCTTGGTTTGATGCGGTCCAAGAAGTTCCGCATCGACACCAAGACTCGCGGTAATTATCCAACGCTTCACTATTACCCAACAGATGCAATTTCGCTCAAAAACAAACCCTGAACTGGTCGTTGAGTTGATCTCCGAAGCGCAACTCCGCATTGGTGAGACCAAGCGGCTCTGCGTGATCTACCAAAAGGAAGGTCAGTTTTACGTCCGAACCAGAGCCGAATTTTTCGATAAGTTCACGCTGGACGAAAGTCCAATGCCGAGCTAGAAGTCAGTGGTCAACGTAAGCTGTAGGAGGCGAGCGTTGATGCAATCAGAAGGTCCATGACAACTTTTATCCCCACCGCCAGAGGCTTTCGCAGCACCTTCCTGCGATCTCCTACCCTCTGTTCGGTGGGGATTTCTGTTTGATACATGACATATTCCGAAAAGCTCCAACATCCGCAGTGGCAGAAGAAGCGACTTGAAATCATGTCGAGAGACGGATTTCAGTGCATTAACTGTTCATCACAAACATCCACGCTAACAGTTCATCACTTTTACTACATATCTGGAAGGATGCCGTGGGAATATCCTGACCAATCTATGGTGACTCTATGCCGTGATTGTCACAGCAAAGGAAATGACCATTCATGTCCAAGACCATCCTATTTTTACCTTTGGGAGATTTCAACCTGCTTCGAAATCGAACGGCAACTGCAATTGAACCAACAAGAGTCTGGATGTGATGAAGGGGTGATTTTCTTCATAGAAAGAGCCGCATATGAATCGGGTTGGCCACCATTAGAAGCAATGCACCTTTTGAAAGATGCAGCGGAAGTTGGAATCATAACCGCCGACTGGCTTACAGACCTGTCAAAACAGGTGTCTTCAATTCAAAAACACAAATCCTCCAATAAATGAGAATACGCACAATCAAACCTGAGTTTTTCCACCATGAGGGGTTGTTTGAAGCAGAGTCAGAAACTAAGCTTCCACTTCGAATCGCGTTTGCTGGTTTATGGTGCATTGCTGACAGAGAGGGACGATTTAAGTGGGAGCCACGACGCATTGGTGTTCAGGTTTTACCATACGACGGAATTGATTTCTCACGCGTGCTTGACGCGTTGACCACGCGTGGTTTCGTTTTGAGGTATCGCGTGAATGACGCGCTGTTCGGGGTTATTCCAAGCTTCAAAAAGCATCAGGTAATCAACAACAAGGAATCCCAATCAATTCTCCCAGATCCAGATGGAAACATTGAAGAAAACCCAATAAACACCGATGAATCTGACGCGTTCTCAACGCGTGAGTCACGCGATGAAGACGCGTGCCATAAGGAAGGGAAAGGAAAGGAAGGAAAGGAAGGAGTCGCTTCGCGTTCCATTTCTCCTGAGCTTGAAGCTTTTAGAATCCGCATTGGGACAATCGTTCGCCGTCGTCCAGACACCAAGTGGAGCCAGAAGGAGCTTAAAGCTCTTAAAGAGGTCTTTGGACTCAACACGCCAGACGAAGACATCAAGCTTGTCGAAGCTCGCTACAAAACCAATGACCCATATCTTCGTCGTGACGTAATGGCTTTGCTTAACAACTGGAATGGAGAAGTTGATAAGGTCAGAAGCGTTGCTGTCTCCTTTGAAGTTGAAGCACCAGCCAACTTGTCACTCAACCTGAAGGACTACCTGTGAGCGATCCATTCTACTCTGAAGAAGATGAGTTTGGTCTGATTGGATCGTGCATCTCTGGTGGCTCAGACGTTTGCTTTGAAGCTTTCGCTGATGTCCCAAGCGAAGCGATCCAGAACGACCAACTCAGCGCGACCTATGAGGTCTTGAAGTCCATCGTTCACCAATCCAAGCCGGTCAACATGGCTGAGTTGATGAAGGAATGGAAAAAGACTCGACCAGCCGACAGCGTACCTTTCGAGACTTGGAATCGCTGCGATGAACTCTGCCCATCACCAGCAAGCTACTCGATGTTCGCCAAGAGCGTCTTGGAAGCTCACCACCGGAGGAAGCTGCGATTCGCTGGAGACCGTCTGATACGCGAGTCCGCTGTGGTGACCCTATCCGTCGATCAAATCGTCTCCAATGCCGAAGCAGGACTCAGCGTTGAGGTCTCTAAGGATGCGGTTCAAACCTCAAAGTCAGTCGTCAACCGTTTTATCGACTCGACCCAAGAGCGTTTTAACCGGAAGGGGCAACTTAGCGGAGTGACTTCCGGCTTTCATTATTTGGACAAAATGACCGATGGTTTTCAGCTTGGAGAGCTTGCGATCTTGGCTGCCAGACCTTCCATCGGTAAAACCGCGATGGCGATTGCCATAGCAGAAGCCGCAACTGTTCGCTCGAAAGTTCCGACGCTCTTCATCTCGCTGGAGATGTCTGACGAATCAATCGTGCGTCGAATGGTTTCAAGTGTTGGCTCAGTACCAATGCAACAAATCAAGACCGGAGAGATGACCGAGTCTGGCTTTCGAGCCATAAGCGTTGCCAACTCGAAGATCGCAGCCAGTCCGCTTCACTTTGCTTCTGGCTCTTCGGTGTCCAATATCGCGTCGATAACCGCTCTAATCCGAAGATCCGTCCGAAAATGGGGAATCAAGCTGGTTCTTATTGACTACTTGCAGAAGATCCACGGAAGCAAAGCAGCCGAAAAGAGGACTTACGAGATCGCTGAAGTATCCGGCAAATTGAAGTCTGTGGCAGTCGATACCAAGACCGCAATCGTCGCGTTGGCGCAATTGAACCGCGAGAATGAGAAGGATAAAGGTCGCGCTCCAAGACTCACCGATCTAGCAGACTCCGGTCAGATTGAGCGAGATGCTGACTTGGTGCTGCTTCTTAACCGAGACCGCAACCAACCAAAGGGAGAGGCAATCATTGTCATTGCCAAACAACGCGACGGTGAGTGTGGTATCGTAAAACTTCACTACAACGGAGAGTTCTGCCGATTCTCTGATGCAGACTTCGATAGTTAAAAGAAACTCTAAACAAGAGTTGCAAGACCCTAAACAACCTGAGAGACTAACCCTCGGCAGCAATCAAACACCACAAACACCATGTTAACCGGCAAGATTGACGTTACGAAGATTGATAAGACATTCCTGTTCAAAGGTAAGTCTGGAACGTATTTGGATATTGCATTGATAGCTAACAAAGCTGGCCGCGATCAATACGGCAATGACGGTATGATAGTTCAGTCTGTATCTAAGCAAGCCAGACAAGAAGGTAAAAAAGGAGCCATACTCGGTAACTACAGTGACTTAGATCAACGACCACAATCACAACAGAAGAAGGTATCAGCTAACGATCCGCTTGGACCTGAGGATGACATTCCGTTCTGACCAACCAAAAACCATTTTGAGCCATGACACCAGCCGAAGAGTTCTTCCAAGACACGCAGTCAACCACTCCGCTTTGCGATGCCGAGATCGAGCGTCTACGGAAGTACTATGACCCACTTACTCTGTCAGTTGTATTTACGCTGGCTCGTAAGCTTGAAATTGAATTAGCAAAAGCCAACAACACCATTGTTGATCTAAACAACCAGATGGAAGCATTAGAAGAGAAAGCGGCTAAGTAATATGGGAGGAACTCAAAAGTATCTATGTCGCAAAGTGCAAGAGGGAGAGATTGAAGATGACGACCTGCTTGAGTCACAAGCTAAGCTGTCTCTCTTGCGTGAAGCACCTAAGCTTGTGCTTGATGCCGTTGCTAGAGGTTGGATCAAGTATCCTGACAAGATCGAAGGACTCGACGATGACGATGACGTATCGCGCTGGATTGGTCTCTATGATTGCGAAAGAGCCTATCGCAAGCGGCAGGAAGGATTGACCTATCGTGAGATTGGAAAGCTAATGGGCTGTGGTATTGCTCGCGTTGTTCATATCCTAAATCGCGGTGAGGAAATTGTGTTACAACGTAAGCTCAGTGAGCGATTTACTACAGTATCAATACCATCCAAAGAAACTGTGAGAAAGCTCATCCCTAAGAGCAAAAGCAAAAGCAAATAACCATGTTTTCGCGTATTTGCTCAGCATTTAACGGTAACGCTATATCAATAGCGTTTCAGCTACCTAATGCAATAGCGTTAGGAGGCTCCCGCTTATGTTAAATACGCAGGTGATCGCGCGGG